TCAATCTAGATGGTCAACCAGAGCGTTGGCAGTATATGGAAGAACAGTTTAAGTATTGGGAACTCACTGACTATGAAAGGATATCTGCCTATGATGGTAGGGAAGATGACCTGAGTGATATTATAAAAGGTAAGTATCCAGACACTATGACATCTGGAGAGATAGGGTGTGTGACTTCTCACCTTAATGCAATAAAGCATTTCTTAGATAATAGTGATGCTCCTTATGCTGTCATGATGGAGGATGATTGTGATCTAAGTATTGCAAGGAATTGGAATTTTACATGGCAAGATTTTATAGCTAGAGCTCCCTATGCATGGGATGTAATACAACTTGCTATTATATGTACTGGAGATGTAACAGTTCCTATTCATACTAGATTTGTTAATGAATTTTCTACAGCATGTTATGTTATTACTAGACACCATGCAGAGAAGTTAGTTAGGTTTCATTGTAGAGGAGGATATACTGGCAAGCAAAAATATAAACTTGATCAAGGTGTTAAGCCTAGACCAGTAGCAGATGATTTGATATACAATTCAGGTATTACATATGCTTGCCCACTTCTTCTTTATAAAATTGAGTTAGGTTCTAGCATACATCCAGAACACATAGGAATATTCCATAAGGGTAATCATGATGGCATTAGAACCTTTTGGGAACAGCAAGGAGCACAGTTTACAATAGAGACTATTACAGAATTTGATGCCTATAGAGGGAGGGTTGCTGAATCCACACAACCACAAGCTTGACAGCATTGTAAACCTATGTTAATATAAATAAATATTATACAAAGGAATCGAAAGATCGTACCCCTACGTAGATGTAAACAAGATCCCATGTCGGGGGTCTTATCATCCGCAGGGTTTTTTAATGCCCATGCGAGATAATAATAAACAATCATGTCTATTAAATCAACAATAGCTGCTCTTGCAGCATCTCCTTTCCTTTTCGCTGGTGCAGCTTTTGCTGGTCCTTATGTGAACTTGGAAGCAAATGGTTCATATCCTGGTGGTGACTACGAGAGTGGAAACCTAGAAGCACAAGTTGGATACGAAGGCACAACAACTGGTGGTCTTGACTGGTACGTTTCTGCTGGTCCTACAGTTTCTCATACTGAGTCTTCTGATGACTTTGGTGATGTAGAACTTGCTGGATACCTTGGTGCATCTAAGGCAATTACAGAATCTGTAAATGCTTATGGTGAAGTCTATGGTCAAACAACTGATGGCTCTGACAATGAGTATGCAGGTAAGGTTGGTGTTAAGTTCGTATTCTAAATAGTTAAGAGTTCGAGATGGATCAAGACCCCTTTACAGGGGTCTTTTTTTATGCTATATTATATGAGTCAAGGCATCGCTACCTATGACTGCTGCATGTCCCTTTGGTGGTTTCAGACATGGAGGCTATAGGAAACCATCACTCTATATTAATAGTATGAAAAAGATAGAAGATATAATGTTACATCCACTCTGGTTTGGTCCAGTGCTATTGTTGTTTACTGCTGTGGCAATCCAGACTCTTCACACCCTTACTCATTGGCATATGGAAATAGATGCTGATGCATGGTGTAGAAATAATGCTGAGTGGGTAGAGTCTAATGAGAACCCAGATTATTAATTGGCTATATATTGTTAGTTGTTATGACTAGAATGGAATTTAAGGATATTAATAAGACCAAGTTGTTTGCTCTAGGATTGGGCGGACTACTTGGTCTTTCGCATCTTGGTATGATAGGGTTGCTTGCACAGAGAGAAAGTAAGTTTCCTAAACTTGATCTACCTGTCAGTGAGTATACTTCCTATGAAGTAGAAGCAGGAGAGGATGGATATAAAGTTAGGTATAGGTCTAATGATCCTAAGACTATGATTAGCACTAAGACTATACCTGGTAAAGGTGGATTGTTTAGTAAAGGTCCATCCACTGAGATTTATAAAGAGTATACAATGGATGGTGCAGAGCATCATGATGGACCTGTATCTACCAGAACTTCATGGATAGATCCATCAGGACTTACAGGTGAAGGCGAAAAGAAGCCTAGTGCCAAGACCATTGAATGCATCAAAGCACGTGGTAGTGGAGAAGGGACAGGAAGAATGGTCGGTGGTAGCGTTGGTGCTTCTGTTGGTTCTGGTCTCACCTCTATACCTTTTGTTGGTTGGGTTTTGGCTGGTGCTGCGTCAATGATTGGTATGAATGAAGGTGCTGAACTAGGTGGAAGTGTAGCAGAAAGGTTTAGTGATGCATGTGTAGAGGATGTTGAATAAATAATAAGAAAAACTAATCTTAAATGAAGAAACTATTACTGTTAGTGGGAGCACCATTATTAGTGGGATGCGATCCTTCAGGTGGTATGGGAGCAATAGACTGGTCTTGGCCAGGTGTCCCAGATGAATATGAATGTAATGAGGTAGCAGACCCTGCATCATGGTGTGCAACAGGTGAACATCCTAACCTTTGTGACTGCTAAGTGTAGTTAACACTACCATTTACATAAGTTTACATAAGGTGTATTAATGGGGGTCATAAGACCCCCTTTTTGATGTGTGGATACCCCTACTGTAAAGTTTCTTTACAACATTTAACATTTACTATATAATTATGTTACACAAGTTTACAAAAGAACTCAATGACTTCATCAACTGCTGAAAAGTACACAACTACTGAGTATGGCAAGCAGAATATGTTTGCTGCTGAAGCACAACCTTGGATTGACGAACAAGATAAAAATTATGATCACTGGGCAGTTGCAGAACAAACCAATGGCAGACTTGCTATGATTGGTTTCTTTGCAGCAATCCATAACTACATCTTGTTTGGTGCAGTTATGCCTGGTATATTCTAAAGTATTACAGGTCTCTTTAAGCTCTATTCCTATTACAAATCTAAGAACAATGACACCAGAAGCAGAAAAATTTAACGGTTGGATGGCAATGCTAGGCTTTGTCGCAGCACTAGGTGCTTATGCAACAACAGGTCAAATCATTCCAGGTATATTCTAATGAACAACAAACAAATCTTTTTAAGAGCAAATGGAAGAGCAGCTATGATTGGCTTCCTTGTTCTCTGTGCATCATATGCAACAACTGGCAACCTTATTCCTGGTATTATCTAATGTCAAAGCAAACAACAAAGAAAACTGAAGACACAGTAGACTTCTCAATTGCTGAGAGAATCAATGGCATAGCAGCTATTGTTGGATGTGGAGCACTTATAGTGTCCTACTCACTATCAGGTCAAATCATACCAGGTTTTGTATAATGAATAAATCTACTCTAGTAAAACTGTTAGTGGTAATAAACATGCCTTGGATAGCAGTTTCTGCTACAGCAGGTTCCTTGGTTGGTATAATTACCTAGTCTAAAAGTTTACATAACTAAATAATTATTCACAAATCAACACAACATGGGAGAGTTACAAGTAGTAAATGATATCACACCTTTCCAAGCAATCCTATGGATCTTCTATCCAATAGCATTGTTGGTGGGAGCAGAAATATTACTTCGTGCTCTAAGAGATGATGATGATGACGATGAGGGTGGCAAAGGCATAAGAGTTGCTAGAATACAACCAGTATATGCACCATCACCCTCATGATAGATATCCATCACCCATATTGGAGATTTGCTGAACGTTGGAATGGACGTTTAGCAATGGTTGGATTGATCAGTTTACTTTTAATCAAATGCCTTTCATAGTTTTTGGTTGCATCTTAGCAGCAACAGCATATAGTAATGTATTTTCAGTAGTATTTCAATGATACCACTAGCACTTTTATTAACATCAATTCCTCCAGGCTCTAGAGATCTTTTAGAGTTTGGATTTTTTGTGACTGTAGGTATGACTGCAGGTTCTTTAGGGTTAATCTAATGATAGATATAGCAGAGACCTATCAAATGGTTTTCATGATAGTGGTTGGTGTTGTAATGACAACCACTATGTTCATGACTATGATGTCTTTTATGATGGAGGATTAAAATGACAGCAACATTAACAGAAGAACAATTAAAATTAAGGCAGCAAGTCTTACTGATTTTGTTTAAAGAATTTGGAAAAGGAAAATATTCTAATCAAACAATATATGAATGTGCAGATGAATGGATAGAGAAGGGACATAAGATATCATCAGGTATTGTCAAATATTATGATGCCTACTATAATAAATAACTTACTTGCTACAATAAAATGCAAAAAATAATTAATGTACTTGCTCTTGCGTCTACTGCTGTATCTATTGCCGTTGTTGGCACTGGTGCTTACGTTTACGTTAATAAAGATTCCATCATAGAAAGTGTAACAGAGAAAGCACTTGGAAGTCTTGGTGGTTTAGGTGGTGGACTAGGTGGAGACCTTCCAATTGGCACTCCTGATCTTGCTCCTACTGCTCCTGATGCTGCTATGTCTGTTCCTTCTGCTGGTTTAGGAGTTCCTCAATTCTAAATAGGGTAGTTGCTTGACTATCATGCCAGAAGAAGTTAAAGAAGAAGTAGTAGAAGAGGTGGAAGAGGAGAAGAAGAAAGGTGTCTTTGGTAAAGTAAAGGATGCTATACTACCAGATGCTGATGAACAAGCAGCAATCATCTCCACTTTTGTGCGAATTACGGTTCTTGCCTGGTCAGGTGGAATATTGACTCTTAATTATGTGGCGATTCCAGGTGTACCACAACAGAAAATAGATCCAACATTTATTGCTTCGGTTTTTACAGGAGTTTTAGCTAGCTTTGGAATCCAAACTGCTAGTAAGAAGGGTGATGGTACAATGAAGATGGATAAGAATGGTAATGCTGTCAATGGCAATGGTGGTGGAGGTGGTATCAGTAAGAAAGATCTTGAACTATTAATAGAGAAAGCATCACAGACTGGTCCTACTCAGACAATTAGAATTGAGCAAGCACCTATTAAGATAAGCACTGTTGATGATAAAACAGAACCATTTAAAATGTAAAGAAGACCTTAAATGAATAACTAATTATTCAAATGAACACTCCATATCCCAAACCAAGGTGGGATCTTGAGAATGATGTAGTACGACTTGAGCAAATGATTATTGTTTACGAACAAGAAATCGAACAACTGAAGATTGAGAAGGATGAATTGAAAAGGGAAATCCTTTTTCTAAAAAAACGTTTAAGAATAGAGGAGGATGAAGATGTGGAATCTTAATATTGGAGAAACATTTACTAAGATAAAAGACTGGGACAAGGCATGGGCAAAGAAGATACAAGAGAAGTTTAAATTGACAGACTATCAGATGCTTTGCTTGGCATTTGGTAAGGGGTTTGTTATAGGAGCCATTCTTTTATGATTGATCTATCTTGGAGTTCAATAAGAATAGGTCTTGTTATGATTTTAGGAACAGTGTGGTTTGCCCTTTTATTTGATAGGATTATTAACGATGGAACTGACTGAAGAGAATGTACTCAAAGTGTTAGAGGAACTTATTCCCTATATTGAAGCTGATGGTGGATACCTACAACTTTATGACATAGAACATGAAACAGGATATGTTAAGGTAAAACTTGGAGGTGCATGTGAGACATGTGCTATGAGCACTATGACTTTGAAACAAGGTATAGAAAAGAAACTAATGATGGAGATACCTGATGTGGTTGGAGTTGTTCAGGTTCTCTAACAGAGTCAGGATGTTCACACTGAACTAGGCAAAATTACTCAACCTGTGCTATAAATATTAGCAGTATGGGATTGAAATAATCATGCCCCTGACTCATTATACAGTCGGATATCACGACACAGAATTACATCATTATGAAATCTGTGAGTATGCAGTGGATGCATATGCAGCAATACAAGACGCTAAGAAGGATGTTCCAGCATTAAAGGAGCATCCTTTTTTTATTGATTATTGTGTGGTAGAATCATGAAGAAAAACAAACACGAAATTATGTGGTGGATGAGTAGACTCACTATCATGGGAACTTCTTTAGGGTTATCAACATGGCTTGCAGCACAAGCATATGCGTAAATAGTATGGTATAATAAGTTTACCTAGTATTTAAATTATGATTTTCTTATCAAGACCATCAGTGTATGGTTTACCTGGTACATGGGAGAAGCAACCTATGATTCAGCATCTTAATCTAACACCAGAGCAAGGATTTATTTTATTCTTTGGTTTACTTCTTTTTGGTTTAGTTGGATGGGGATTATATCTTACAGTAGGAGCAGGTAAGAAAGAATTGAAAGATCCAATAGATGAACATGCTAAGATGCATGAGTTGGGTATAGCTCATGGACATGGTGGTAGCAAAGAAGCTTATACTATGTCAGGAAAACTTGAGAAGCATAGTCATCCAGACTCTCTATTGGGATGAGTGATGTTGTTCATAGCGTAAATATTATGTTGGCTATACTTCTTGTAGGAGTATGTGTTACAATTTACTGGATATTTAAATACGAT